ACATGTATAACTTTATCTGTCTTCCATTTTTTGGCTACACTTTTCAGAAACTGCACATAACTTTTGTGCATGGCGGGAACATGGGTATCTCCTATCACCAGTACTCTGCTCATGAGTTCTCCTATTGCTGCGGTATGCAGCGACAGGATCATAAGCACAATACTTTAGAGCTGTCAACTTCCGATACCTAAAAAAAAACACACCAGGAGTTTTTCCTGGTGTGTTCGGGCAGGTTTTTCTTCAGGCAAGTTACCGCCTAGAAGGTTGACAAGAAATCAGGGCTTGGAGTGCTCGTTCGGCCTCTTGACGCAGCTTAACTCTCTGCTCCAGTGCAGCACGCAGAATTGTCTCTTGTCGAGTACATTCCGCTGCCTGCGCAGTCAGCTGCATTTCAAGGTCCTTCATCGAGGCATCCCAAAGCCTTGGCGCTACCGCCAGCGTTCCCGTCACTACTGCTTCATCCATTTTCATGGACTCCTTTCAAGACCCATATTGTTTTGGCAATCCATTTACGCAATGGAATACCTATGGGTCTTTTATGTCATTATGTGGCAAATCAACATTTTTGCAATTAAGCACTTAAGGCAGGTTAAAAAGCCCCGGGAGATGTTACTCTCCCGGGGCCCTCAAAAAAGGATGCCTGTGGAAGTGTTACTCCTGCCACCACCACTTCAAGGTTTGCCAAAAGCTTGGATTAGCCAAAGCTTCGACAGCCTTCTCATCAGCGAGGCGTTCTTGTTGAATTGTTTCCAGAACCAACGCATTTTGCGTTTCTGAATCCAGCTCTGAATACTGCTGATTCAACAAGATGGTGTACTCAGGGATATGAAGAGTTTCCTGATCCAGGACAGCCCGGGTGTGGGCTTCCTGCAGGCGGTTCAAAGCGGCGATCTTTACAACCAAGACCTCCTGATTCTCCATGTTTGCCTGAGAGAAACCGGCAGCGAGCGTATTGCCAAAGCCTCTAGGAGTCTCAACTTCATTCCCGCTATAAACTGGAACGAGGTTTGAGAATTCCTTTGCCGCCTTGAGAACATACGACTGCGGTTCCTTGGGCTGCGAAGTAATAGGCTGAGGCTGTTTGTTGTTCTGCGAAGTAATAGGCTGAGGCTGTTTGTTGTCCTTCGGTGGTTCCTTGGACGACTCCATCGCTCTCAGCGTTACCAGCGCATCTGCCAGTGAGCTTTCCACTCGGGCAAGGGTAAGCTTGTCCGACAGTGTCGTGGCTGACACCTTAGCTGCTGCTGCCGCTGCGAGCTCTGTGCTCACCCTTTGGAACATCAGCTGATGCTGATTGTCCTTGTTGGTTTCGGCACTACAGCTGCGGGCCTCGACAGCCAAACAGGCTGCAAAGGCTAAAACGCTACTAAAAACACAAATCATGATACTTTTCACTTGTTTCCTCTTTCTTGGAGGATCTACATTATTTTGGCGATCCAGCAGAGTTGCTGGAATACCTATAGATCCTCTATATATGTATACCGCAAAATATCCTTATTTTTAGGCATATATCTAATACCTAAAAAAACCCCCTACGCCGTGAGGCTAATAGGAGGTGAGGCTTCCGTGTCAAGCCGTGGCTGTAGCCATGGCCTGTCCTGTTAGGGCAGAATCACGTCTATCCTCCGAAGAGGTCGAACGGCTGGTAATCGGCTCTGAGACATTTGGCCCCTTCTGCGCCGGGGTGTGGGTCGCAGCAGGTGCCTGCTCGATAAAAGCCTTGGTCTTGACCTCGGTTTTATCTACCCATCCCTTGCGAATCGCCAGGACCAGCAACGTCAGAACGACGCCTGCCGCTGCCGAAGCCGCCAGTGTCATGCCTTGAGTGTAGCTGACTGCCGCTGCCATGGCCTTATTGGCCTGCATGGTGGCATGCTCTGCACTCTCATTCAGCGCCCAAGATGTTGGGTTGTACCAGACTTCTCCGGTTTCAACAATGCTTGTGACTCCCTTCGGAGTTGGCATCGTTAACCGCACGACAAGTGTCAGAGCCACTGTAGCCAGAATCGGCAAGACGATAAACGCAAACCCATTGAAGAAATTTTTCACTTGTTTCCTCTTTCTTGAAGGATCTAAATTGTTTTGGCGGTCCAGCAGAGTTGCTGGAATACCTATAGATCCTCTATATATATATACCGCAATATAAGCTCATCTTTATCTTTTAAAAGCATTTGCAGCCTACTTATATATATAACACAAATAAGGGTCTATTTTAGGCCTTAAAATACCCCCTATTTAATACCTAAAAAAAAGGTCAGCCCCGGGGCTGACCTAACTCCTTTATTAGCTCCACCGATCTAAGTAGGCATCCAAGGGCTCTTTCAGCTCTACCCACCCCGTATTCGGTATAGTTATGGTTGCTAGCTTGGGGGTGTATAGCTTGTACCCGCGTATTTCCCATCCCCCAGGGATACATGCTTTTATAGCAGCCGTGGTAGTACGAGTTCTCCAGTTAGAGTAGTTAATCCAAAAGGTGTTACAGCCGTTTTTATCAATAGTCCTTTTAACTATTGCACTTGTATATAGTGTTCCTATAATGTTTGTGATAGTTTGACCGTCGATAAGATCATAGTCTTTATTAATTATTACGCTTCGATTATCCGCTCGAGACACATACTCTTTGCCTGCTATGAAGTGATCACGTAGTCGACGATTACGTTGGTTCATGTGTATTCCTTAAAACAAACCAAGCCCTTGAATTTTATTTCAAGGGCTTGGCAATAATGAAAAAGTTTTTATTGTGTGATTCAGCTGTTTAGCTATTACCTAGGGGGAGGCATTGGCTGACGTAATTGATCTTTGCCTTGGTTTTCTGCTTGTTGGGTAATTTGATCCAGCATACTCTTCACCACGGCATGTAGATTTGGATTTTGGCTCTTGATCTGATCCAAGATCTGCCTACGCTGCGGAGAGCCAAGTGGAGCTGTAGCCATAATCTCGTTGACTCTAGCCTGAGCATCCGCAAAGAAACTATCTAAGTCCTTGCTGGGACCTGCCGCCATGGGCCCTGCAACGCCATTGATTGGCATAGAAGGAGCCATTGGCGGACCGCCAAGGTTGGGCCCACCTGGTATGCCGCCGGCCCCCATTGGAGTCCCTGGGCCTGCAATCATCGCGCCAGGAGGGGCAGACATGATCTGCTCGTTTTCTTCCGCCTTGCGCATTTTATCCATATACTCTTTTTCAGATCGCATCTTGAATTCCTGTTCGCCCTGGCGTTTCTTGAAGGTATCCTTCCAGTCGAGACCAAAGAGGTTGAGTACATCTTGTTCTGCAGCAATGCCTTGCATCATCATCTGGAGCATCAGCATACGACGCTCAATGTCATCGGCATGAGTTGGCTTGGTAAGGGTGGCTTCGCAGGGCTCCCAATTGAGTATGGCACTAACTCTATCCACAATCCAAGTAAGGGCTGTCTGCAGACCGTGCAGGAAGTGCGTTTCACCCGCCTCAAAAAGTCTGGCTGCAAATGGCGCAGCTTGGGCACTCAGAGTTTTTCTATACAACTCTACCGGAATGCCCATACCGTTAAGGAAGTCTGCTTGGGCTTGTTCCAATAGTTGAGGAACAACAAATTGCTTACCTTCTCCTCCAAGCAATTGATAATTAACAGGCATAGGCATCCACTGCCATCCTGTGGGATCTTTACGAGCTCGCTCCACTGATCGCAGCACTGACTGCCCGAAGTTACCGATATTGATCGACTTCATAAAGTCACCTCCCGCTCCAACAGAGGCGGGGGTTATAAAGCGAATTGGCAACATATGATCTAGTGCTATGCTTTCATTATTGCGCTTAAGGATCTGGGCAAGATACGCATCTCGAAAACCAGCAATAACCGGAGGCAAACCCCATATGCCCATCTTAATATCGCTTAGATTGCCTAGCGAGAAGTGATGTACCATGTTGTCACTGAACTGAAATAAAGTTCCGGATCTCACCGACTGCACCAGACTCCATGGCACAGTTTCCATATACTTTTTATTGCCGTTTTGGATCTGCTGTATATCATTTGGCGGCACTTCATAGAAATAATCAGGCTTTCCGCCGTATTGGTGGGATACGATGCGTATTTGCTTAATAGGCCAGCGCTTAATGTAAATTTCGTTTTCCTGCAAAGTAGGACGATCGTCCGGATTTAAGCAAGTAGTGTGTTTATTACAGCTGCCACAGGTAAAGCTGAATCCATGATTAAGCGTAAATTTGTAATCTATGCTTTGAATTGGTTTGCTAGCTCCGCACTTATCGCAAGTCAGGAAGCGCTTGAATGGCGCCAGTACAGAAATACAGCTATTGCCGTATACCTTTACGTCCCTGCCAATCATGAACAATAAAGACTTAAGGTCTAGCTTTTCAATTAGAAACTTTTTGTACTGACTGGCCTTATCTTCATCGTCAGCAATTATGTTGATATCTGTGCCGGTAAAATATGAAACTACGTACTCGACAGCTTGAGCAAATGTCCTATTACTGTAGTACATAGTCTCCGCGACTTCAAAAGCTTCGTTGAGATTAGTAGGAAGGTGTAGCGAAGCATAGTCCAAGAATGGGCTTGGGGCATGTTCTGCATGCGACAGAGTTCGTCGAATTGACCCTTGGGGATTAGATGAAAAATCAGGCATATTATTCCTCTGTACCCATTACCTTAATCAACAGGCTTCTGCTGAACTCGTTGCCGCCAAGTACTGCCCAGTCGTGTGCGTTAAATCCATCTTCATCTTCTACATTAGGATCCATAATTGGATTGGCAATAACATAAAAAGATATTAAATAGTTTATTACAGCGGGATCGCTAAGGTATGCCGCCATCATAAGCAAAGTACGACCTCGCCTATCTCTAAGCTCAATCAACTTTGGAAACTTATCTAATAGCGTGTTTAGCGTAGGAAGATCTCCTCTGGCTACTGCTAAAACTAATACAGGAATAGCTTCCTGAATATTATTTACTTCGTTCATTGGGGTTTTCCTGCTGTTTTGTTTTACAATTACAACGGCAAGCGGGGTGGCAAGTCTTCACCTTTTCAAAAATTTCATCAGAGGCGGTTTTTACAGGCTGCTCCTCTGTCTCGTGCTCAATCACGCCTTTTTTAATAAATTCTGGGTCTAACATAGTATTTAAAAAAAGTTACTTGAAATTTTAATAATATTTGCTAATTTATAATTTACAATTTTTTAGCAAATATTATTGGTTTATTCTATCACTCTAAACACTACCGTGTATTTTTTGCCGACCTTGTCAAACAGCTCTATGTTTAGTATCTGACATCGTAAAGTAATGCCATTTACCTCACATTTGAACTCGGGTACGAACATTCTACCATCTTCTTTCAGTTCTGCGACAGGCGGAATCCATGGAGGATTGCCTGTTTTTTCATCTAAAGGCATTTCCAACATTAACCAACTTTGATTACCTCGATCAGTATTTGCAGGCTGATGAACGATATTTAAGCAATTGAGAGAAAGCTTAGCCCCATACCAATCAAGTTCGAGGGTAGTCGTTTTTGTAAACTTTGGAATTTTTTTAGTTCGGCGGGTAAAAGAAAGACCTTGGGGGGTAGGGTTCCCCCCAAGGTTCTTTTGATTTGAAAACAGCACGGTTTGTGTTGATGTTGAGCTGAGCTCAGTAGAGTCGACCTTTGGCTTCTTGTTAGGTGTAGTAGGGATAATACCCCCATTAATCAATGCTGGGGTAAGCCCTAATGGCTTTTTAAAGTTACGACTTTCTACTGCAGGAGGTACGGGGATATTTGCAACTATTGCCCAACCTTTATTATTGTCGGTTACCTTTACTGCGGTTTTACTGGCTGCAGGTCCACGTGCGACCTTCATGCCAAGTGGTTCGTTAGTATTTGGTCTTGGACTGTTGCTTTTGCTCATGTGTGATTTTAAATCTCAACTTTAGAAAGCTCCGGTATATTCTTCTATTTCCTGTAATGGGTCATTGAGCTTACTGGAATTATTGCTGTTAACACCGAAGTGGTTATAGCCTTCTCTTGCTAGAGTTTCATAGATTTTTTTACTAGCAGATTCTACAGGGAGACAGCATACGACATTTTTGCTCATTCGCAACTGAACTTTAGTGGAATTGTTCTTATGATCCTTATCATTTTGAGAAACAGATCCTACGATTTTTTCCAAATCTTCCAGGCGAATAATCCCCGTGCTATACATAAGCAATAAAGAATGTTCCGGTCTACGGCGCTTCAGATAGTCCGAATCCACATCAATATAGATGGTCTGAGGATTTTCATGCAGGACACCATCAATTGGAATAAACTTATTAAACCTTCCGGATTCATCAAACTTTGGCAAAACTCCCATGGCCAAAGCCGCTTTAACGGGGAACATTTCTGCCTCTAATCTCTTACCTGAATAGCGATTAGGTACAGGCCAATCAAAGTCATTAATTAGATTGGTATAGTGTCCCGTAGCCGATGAATTCGTTTTCAGGATCTCGACTATATTTACAAAGAAATTCTCGAGAATTTTCCTACAATTATCCAGTGTTCGAATACTTAGAAAGATAGGCAGATTCATCATCAGCTGATCTCGACTGGCCGTGGGGTATCCGCCCGATTTCGAAGGGGTACTAGAAGCTGTAAACATAAGCGAAGCCATGGTATGGTGAGCCATAGTCACTGAAGACTCTTGACAACAGAACCAATGGTGATCCAGAGTGTAGGGCCACTTGCTGTTCTTACTTGGCCTGCGCCATTTTACTACGCATTTTTCATCAACATTTATCGAGGTACGCATAATGTCATACGAGATTTTAGTGCCTATGGTGCGATTGCTCCAAAAGCTTCTCTCAGTATCATGATAATGCTTCGCCACTGCGGCACAAATAGTTTGCATATCGTTGCGTTTATCCGACACCAATTCTTGAAGCGTGTAGGATTGATCTCGTGAAGCATGAGCCAAATCCTCAATAAAGGTTCTGCCATTTGGGAAATCAAGATATCCAAAAGCCAAACATTTAATGATTTCTTCGGGTCGACACTTAAAGCCCTGTGTGTTGTAGTGCCTTATTGTTCCGTTTGATTCATTTTTATTGAGTTTGCTGTTATGTCGCAAACTTTTGAGCATTTTTATGCTTTGCACGGATAGCCTGACACCTGCTTTCTTGAGATCCTCAGACGAGCACACCATGTATTCGCTATCCCCAAGTTCCAGATTATTGGAAATCTTAGCTCTCACAAAGCCCACAACGCCACCTGCTCCGTTAGCTGCCGAATTATTAAGTCCGACGACTATAGGGTAATATAGCATGCTACCAATAATGAACGGGCTAGGATTGTTGCTCGCCAGATTATCCGGCAATAGCGGACCATTCTCGACGGGATTAGTCCATCTGTTACAGCGGCTCAGAGGAGTAGTATTTGGATGTGGACCTGCCTGATTGAATTTGTTGAAAGTGTTGAAAGTGTTAATGTCTATAAAGTAATTTTCTAGTGTTATATGGTACAGCATAAGATAAAATTAAAGATAGGGGGATGCTAACAGCCCCTCCCCCTTTATCTTTATTCCTTTTTTAAAAGTTGATACGGATGGTTTTGCCGTAGGGGGGATTAACCGAAGAATTGATTATCCAGATAACATCAAACCCAGGATCACTACCAAAATCGCCATAGCCATCAGTGAAGTAAACAAGTACATCTACATCCGGCTTATGCTCCTTTAAATGACTCATCACCGGCACAAATGAAGTGCCACCACCGCCTTTCAATGAGGGGATTTGCTCATTTGGCTGTACCCATTTCGCATTATGTACTTTTGCATCTGCTTCTAACAAATAGACAGGCACCTTGTACATATTACGAATGGCATCCATCTCTGTTATACCCTTGGCTATGTCGTTAGCGGACATAGATCCAGAGGTGTCAACAGAGAATGCTATGCTAGGTTTCTTCTTTCCAATTCGACTAGTCATGATAATATCTTTATACAGATATCGTCGATTCGGCGGAGTGAAAGTGTGCCGACTCTTGCTACTCATACAAAACTTGTTTCGCAAGTAATAAGCCAGCACCTCGTTCCAAGCAATTTCTGGATTCAGCAGCTTGTCAATCTGCCGCTCCATAAATTCTGGGCAGCTGCCAGCCATGCGACTGCGAGTAGCAGCTTCGAGTCCGGCTTCTGCCCACTCCTTGGCATTCTGAGGTGTGTCCTCAGAGGCTGTTCTAATATCCTGACCTGATGGTTCATCTCCTGGCTCAAAGTTCGCCAAGTCGTTGCCACTCTGAATATCACCCTGATCTGAGCTTTTACCAGATAGACCACCTTTTCCCTTCAAAAAACACATATCAGGGTTGTTCTTGACCAGCAGCTCGTAAATATCCTCTGTAGTCATCGTATTGTGGTTAACTTCAAAATTAAAAACCTTACTGTGGATGTACTGCGATAAATCCAAACTTATGTTTTTATTGCTGAAGTGATCCTTTAGCATCTCGTTGATGAGCACATCGCCAGCTATATTCCATAGATCTGCTTGACGTCCACCTACCCGGCTGTGATGATCCAACAACATATGCATGACTTCATGGGCCAGCACAAAATGGAGCATGTTGTCATTCAAGGAGGTGAAGAATTCCAGATTGAATAAGATGTTGCCATTGCGATCAATGCAAGCAGTGGACACCCTCTTGTCTTCGGTCAATCTGACGTTGCATTTCTCAATCAGAAATGCCCAGAAAGGAAAATCCTGGAACATTCTGAACATCGATCTGTTCAGTCGCTTTTTGGCGGTCTGAACTCTTATTGGATCAATTTCGGTTTTCAACATTATTCAACCTCGAATGGCACCAAGAGGCTACGGTGCTTAGAAAGCCAGTTCTTTGCATTCTGAGACTTCATAACGGCCAGCATAAACTTCTCATTCCTCTGCTGCAGTAAACCACCAAAATATAGGCTGCTGATCTCAGGGCGAATACCCATCATTACGTTTGCGCCCTTATCAATTATATTGATATTGCGCAGAGCTCGATAAAGAATATTGCTAACGACCGCATAGGTCACAGACAGTTTGTTGGGACCGTCTTGGTATGTGGTTTTGCCCTCCAGTAGATCGTCGATGTTCGGCATTACTTTGATTTCATTGCAGTATTGCATAAACCAGTTGGCTGCGCCTTTGCCAATAGCCCCCTCAATAGCTTCACGCTCGCTGATGTTGCATTTGAGAAGGCGAGAAACCATGGTCCAGCCACGAGGAGTCGGGAAGTTGCCATACTCGTCCTGAGGATCAGAGTACAGGTGCTGACCGCTGGTACTGCTCATGAAGCCAAGCACATTCTCGTGAATGTAGTTATTCATCGCCCAATTGCGCCACTGGTTGAAGTCCGGCTGCATCTCCAGAATCACAAAACGATTACGGAGAGGAGCAGAAAGCGGATTAACGTGGGCTTTGTGCGATGACTTGTTGCCACAAGCCACGATCCACCAGCCGTCACCAAGCTTGTGCGGACCACAGCGACGATCCAGGATGAACTGCAGAGCAGCATTCTGGACACTGGGGTCAGCGGTATTCAGCTCATCAAAGAGGACTATACCCTTACCGCTAGTCGGTAAAAAGTCAGGCTTTGCCCACTCAACACTGAACTCGGTGCCATCACCTTTGCGGTTAATAACTGGCATGCCTCGCATGTCCACCGGCTCCAACATAGAAAGACGAACGTCCTTAACCTCGTCGCCTTCTGCTGCAGCCTTGCAGATCTCGGACTTACCAATACCGGGACCACCAAAGATGAGAAGAGGAACGTTAGCGCTACGATACTGCTTAAGTTTTTCGATATAGTTGACTGATGCTGTCATTTGTTTTTAATCCTGTTTTTATGCGTGGTATACGAATTCATCAGCAGAGGCCCACTCTGCGGTAGGAACAATAGAACCCTCTATTAGAAGAAAGTAATGTTTAGCTGACTCGTCTTTTTTTATTTTGTTTTTATACTCCGATACTTCAACCTGTGCCATTTCTCGAGACTCAACTGAATTAGCCTCAACACTAGACTCTGTCTCCCAATGATATGGAATCTTTAACAGTATCAGCCCCGCCTTGTTGGCTGTTTTCTGATTTAATGCTGTTGTCATCAGTTGCTCCGGTATCTTTAATGATTGAAATTAAATTATCACAGCTGTCTAAAAAGTATGAACACTCCTTTGTGTAGTTCAAAACGGCGATTGGACTTTTGGAGTTATTTGACGTGAATACTGCCGCAACATTGATAATTTCTTTCTCATCCTTCTCCAAGCTTTCCCAAGTTCTGTAGTGAGAATTGCCGGATACGAAAGTCTCTTTAACAAAGGTTGTTTGAAACACGCCCATACCGAAAAAGTCTACAATTCGATTAGCATGCTCTATGGTAATATTCTGTCCGTCAGCACCCCCTATGATCTGATCATAGGTGCAAACGTCAAGTCCTACGACCTTGCGAATTTCTTCGGCGGGTAGTACTTTGGCTTTATCTACAGCCCTAATTACACAAGCAAGATAGTCTGAAAGTATCATATTATTCTTTGATTCCTAAATGTAAGGGTGATGTCTGTAGCTGGGAAAAATAAAACCCACCCCACACAACATGCATGCATGCTATATGGGGTGGGATGAGGTGCGAATAGTGTAAATTAAGTCTTACTGGACTCCAGTTCTACAACAGGGGTTATCTGTGCAGGGGTTTTCAATTCTACTACCAGCGGGGCTTTTTGATTTGGAGTCTCGGCAGAACGCGTTTGCTGCCGAAGCTCTTCAATATTTGGAATCTCGAAACCCAATTGCCTCGCTGCTATATGGCTTTTGTGCTGCGTTTGGAAAGTATCCATACGCCGACCCATGAGGAAACAGTCTTTATGTTGTGGCACTACATATCCATCTACATCCATAACAAACCAAGGAACACAATCTTTGAATGCCTTGATTTGTATTGGACTTAGTAACAAAGGGAGACTTCTCTGATTGACTCCGAGCATTTCGATCGGTTGTTCAATAGTATCAGAAACAACCTTAATCAACTTACCAAGCATGCCCTGCTTCTTGCCGAAGTCGGACATCATGATTTTTGGATCACAGCCGGCATTTAAATACATTTGCCAAGGAGTAATCGCATAACTATGCACCAACTCTCTTGTGCGCAAGTATGCTGGACTCATTAAGCCGCCCATCCCTGAGCAAATAAAACTCAAGAATGACTCGACTACATTTAAAGCTATATCTACTTTGCCACACGATTTAGGTACCATAAGAATTGGCTCATTCACCCAAAATTTGGGACTTCTAAAAGCCTCATTAATTAGGTAAGACTTGTATGCCAGGCAGGCAAGTGCTGGGAGTCCTGACACCACCATTCTAGCCCTTTGAGCCGCTTCTTCATTACTGGTTTTAGCTAGTTCCTTTAGCTCGACTTGCTCTCCATCGAAGAACCATTTAGGTGCATCCTGTTTTTCCAAATTAATGCAAGATGCCACGCTAGTGAAGAAATTAAGATGCTTATCTTCACCTTCTGTCCAATGGTGGAAAAGACAGTAAGCTTCTGAAATACCGTTGGGCATGCGCATGATGAGTGCGCATACCGTGGTATCTGCTGAACCAATGAACAAAGCATTTCGATGCCTAAATTTTTCGGCATATGAAACACCCCACTCATTGATGTAACCGTATGCCTTTGTAATAGACAACGGCTTGACGACTGCTTCCTTGCAGTGTCTCATTATTTCACCTCTTTTTAGTAAAAGCCGCCGACGATTGTAGATCGGCGTAAGTTTTATGGCCTCAGTACGCCATGAACGATTCATGGCGAAACAGGACCAAGTTATTTTAACTCATTTAAGTGGCTATTTAAGCGCAGGCAGGTCCACATCAAGTTTGCGTTTTTCCCCTAAATCTTCAAGTACAAGCTTGCCTGTATCAGTTACCTTGAGTCGATACCTGTACAACCATTTGCCTGTATTGCTGGTAGAGGTAAGAACACATATCATCGCATTCTTGGACTTACCGTAGAATGAAGGCTCAACGACCATAGAAATGCCTTTATTGTCCTTTGGAAAGACGGCCTCGGCTTCCATGGGATCTATTTCGTGAAAATTAATTTTCAAATCACTTCTCTCAGTTTCTTAAATAAGGCTGCTGCTTCTCCTGCTCCTGCCCCATTCCGGTTAATATACATACATTTAAATGGAGGACCGTTTTTAATGTTGAGATATATTCTACCGGATGGGTTAGATGGCATAAAAAAAGTGATGGGTACAAATTCTTTTATACCCACTATCTGCATTGTTTGCAGCTTTACGGGATCTCGGACCTCGACATCTTCTACTTCACAACCATATAGAATTTTTTCCCCTGCGGCATTTTGCGCAAGCCATTTAGAATTGCTTAACCAATTTTTGAAGTCTGGCCAATCCTCTTTTGGCATTCCGTGCAAGTATCTACTCCAGCCAGCTTCAGGTGAAGCAAATCCTCCAGGGGTAACAACATCTTCAATAAGTAAAGGACCAGGTAATACAAAGTGCATTATCTTTAGCCGCTTATTGAACTCTTTAGCATATAGCTCAAAGAGGCTGATTGGAATACGCAGATACATGTGCAAAGTGTTGACAAAAAACAAGCTGTAGTCTTTAGTCCAACTTTGCAGTTCATCCTGAGGTTCGACTGCATCTTCCTGCACCAGTTCGGTGCTTAAAGGAGAAGATGCTGCTTTTGCCGGGGTGAATATTCTATTAGTAGAGTTGTCCACAACCGTGCACTTTACTCTGCGGTTTTAACTACTTCAAGAGGTGCATTTGTCGCTGTTGTTTCAGTAGTCTTTTCGTTTTCTTGTTGAGCTCGCATAAGCATCAGCTGTAGATTGTTATGAATGACTCGGAGAGATCCAAGCGTATCAGCTGCGTCTTGACCACTAAGGACGAAGCTCTGAGCGGTGTCGTGCATGACACCTAGTTGAGTGCGCACCTTGGTAGTGACTTTTATTTCTAGTAGTTCACCTTCACCCTCTGGATTGGGCATACGGGTAAAACAGGTGCTTTCATTTAGTAACGATACTTGTTTGTTATTTTTGGTCTCTGACATTTTTTAGTTCCTTATAGGGGTTAGTTGTTCTAGCTGCCATATACACTGACAGCGCATCATATACGTGTTCGTTCTTTCCTTCTAGTACTTGCCCTCGTTTTCCTTTTACCCATCCTTCAAAGTTTGGAAATAAAGTCTTTACGGAAATTTTGACATCTTCTTTAGAGGCTGACATATTACCGGTAGCTGCACGTTTAGCCTCAAACGGAGTCACGAGAGTAGTAGGGATTTTGAATCCATCTACAACAGCGCAAGCAGCACCTCTGGCAATCGCCATACTTTTAGCTGCTTGAGCGCTCTTTGATCCACCTGTAGGACACTCTATAAATATATGACATGGAGAGTACTCCATGAGAAGTTTCTCTAAAGATTGTGCCAATTCTGTAGTTCTGCGCCACTCATCGTCTGATACTCGCATCTTAGCCTTTTTCAGTTTTGCTTTATCTGTCTTCTCTGTATGGATGGTGTCCACATGAAGAAGTTCATCCTCAGTAAGATTAATAGCAAGAACTGCTACGCCAGTATTGGCAAGAGCTAGATCAAGACAAACTATGAGCGGTGCATTATTCATTATATATTTAGATCATTATTATCAGGGTCGCTATCGTTGTCAACTTTGAAGTCTTTTGATTCTGGCATTTTTTTATTTTTCATCCCAAGTTTAGCTTGAAAGAACGGATCTAATAAATTCATGTAGGTATTTTTGAAGATATATTCTGCATTAATGCCTTCAACGGGATCAAAAACTACAAATGGAAATGAACCCTCTGGTGAACCGCTTTTTTTAGAAGAGGTAGGATTAAACGGAATTATTTGCGCAATAATGTCTATTAAGGATGAGGGATCTATTTTGGTATCAAACACCATAATTGGTTTAATGCTAATCCAAATGGGTTTACTATTAATCGGAATACCCGTATATACAATCTGATCTCCAAGCGCGTGTTTATCTACGATATAGCCTAGGGCTTTTTGCTCGTTAACCGCAAATTTACCAATAAAGTTGTCGCTCATTCTAGACCTCGCTTAAAGCTTTTGAGTACGTTTTCTGCGGCATTGTTGACTGGAGAGTCCATATACTGTTTGAAGCTGTTAACCCTGGCTATAGCTGCCTGATGCCACATACGAATAAGGACATCACCTAGATTCTTTAGAACCCAAGTGCGAGCTTGCCAGGACAGCTCGGTAAATCCAGATGCAGTATACGCCTCTTCAGGGGTAGCGTGGCTGATACCTTCGCGAGATAGTATGTAGCGCATGGCCACAACAGCCTTTTGCATCTCTTCCTCAGAAATCTGCAAGTTCTGTGTAGAGACGTATGTGTCTACGTGTTGAATAAGATTGCACATACCCACAAATGCGCCAGGTATACAATTAATGATGTCATGCTGAGGAACATAGCTTTCATTAGCTGACATCACGCCGCGAGGACTAACCGACAACATATGGTTAGTATTAAACGGAAGAGCCATGTTAACTGGAATATCTAAGCTTCTTCGGAAATCTTCTTCTGACATATATTTTTTCCTTTGATGGTGATGCTGACACGAGCAGGTAGATTTATTTCAGTCGAGGGCTGTGTACCTCTAGGGCACGAATCATACCCAACCCAGCATTTAGAGCAATCCGTTGTAAGAAATTGTAGGCAATTTTTCTTACGTTCTTTCATCAGCTTGAGATTAAACGCCTTTTGCTTTGGGGTAGCTCTTAGCAAACCTACTGAATTATCTTTAACGTTAAAACTGGCGGTAGTGTGCCCTACATGTGCATTAAATTGTAATAGAGAGGCGGCATCGGGATATATCAGCATTTGTAGCTGAACTGCTTCCCTGGGGTCCGATAGCTTTATTCGCTGCTTATCTACCTTGTAGCGAGCTCCTAGCGCATGAGACATACGGCTGAAGGTCTTGGGAACCTTCATGTACATATCAAATCCTGCCGCAGGCCCGTCTAAAACTCGTATACGATAGCAACCTAGAAAAGAACTGGAGTCGTCTAGGTGCTCCGCAATAGCGCAACTCATCCAGCCGAGCTCCTCAGGCTTTCCTGAGTAGAGCAGTACAGACTCATCAAGAACTCGCTTACGATTACCTGCTACCTGCCAGCAGATAAGGTCTTTTATTCTTTTAGTTATCAGGCATCCGAGAAAGGGCTGTAAAAGATTTCTGCCTATTTCTGCCTCACAGCCAGTAACCTTTCTGGCTGTGCGAATAAGTGCAGCAAGATTCTCTTGACTCAGAGGCTTACCAATAATATCAATCTTTTGTCTAATTAGAATATTATTGAAAGCCGTTACCGCTTCTACGCATTGGTCGGGACGATTGTAGATCGGCTTCTTGGGTGGTTTGAAGCCGGTCTCCAAGTCTTTAATTTTATAGTCTTTGCTGACCGGCAAGAAAGATTTATCGTACATCACCCCCCCAGTACGGCGAGGATCTCTGTAGCCCTCATGATCAGATACCCATCAGGCATAGGAACTTCAGAACCTGAGAATGCTGTAAATAGAACTTCGTCTCCTACCTTGACGTTGGGTACTGGCAGCTTACGAACCTTTAAATTCTCACAACTGCCTATCTTGATCACGGTGCCTCGCTTAGACTGATAGTCCTTGCGGTCGTCTGGCACGATGATTCCTGCCGCTGTTGTCTCGGGGGCCTTCCACTTGCGAATCACGACAAAATCGTGGAGCGGTTGAAACGTATCGAGCATTTCCTTTTCTTCAAGTCGTGGCACTATTGACATTGTTTTGTTCCTTTCGTTTACGCCATGCTTCTTTTATTCCAGCACTCATTTTAGCTTTGACCTCAGGATCTGCCCAGTTAGCTTTTGATGCAGCACTCCGTCTAGCTTTAACCTCAGGATCTGCCCATTTAGCTTTTATTCCAGCACTCATTTTAGCTTTGACCTCAGGATCTGCCCAGTTAGCTTTTGATACAGCACTCATTTTAGCTACGTATTCAGGATCTGCCCATCTAGCTTTTACTGCAGCACTCATTTTAGCTTTGACCTCAGGATCTGCCCAGTTAGCTTTTGATGCAGCACTTTTTTTAGCTTTGACCTCAGGATCTGCCCAGTTAGCTTTTACTGCAGCACTTATTTTAGCTGCGTATTCAGGATCTGCCCATTTAGCTTTTATTGCAGCACTCATTTTAGCTTTGACCTCAGGATCTGCCCAGTTAGCTTTTGATACAGCACTCATTTTAGCTACGTATTCAGGATCTGCCCAGTTAGCTTTTGATACAGCACTCATTTTAGCTACGTATTCAGGATCTGCCCATCTAGCTTTTACTGCAGCACCCATTTTAGCTTTGACCTCAGGATCTGCCCATCTAGCTTTTGATGCAGCACTCCGTCTAGCTTTAACCTCAGGATCTGCACATCTAGCTTTTGATACAGCACTCCGTCTAGCTTTAACCTCAGGATCTGCCCATTTAGCTTTTATTCCAGCACTCATTTTAGCTTTGACCTCAGGGGTATAAGTGAACATTACCCCGCCCCCACTAGTGCTATTGTAGCCTATGGCTCGATCTGTTGAGTTGAATTTAGCAATAAAAAAAGGTTCCCAGTAATTTAAACATTTTTCTGCGTCTTCGTCTTCAATAAGAATTTCTCTGACAAAAGCGGCGACGCCATATTTTCTAATAGCGCGCATAAATCTTGAGTTGCCCCTTCTGTTAGCTAAGTTTCTACTGGCTTTGCAATGTTCTGCCCATCTACTTTTAAGCGTTTGGTTGGTGTAGCCAATGTAGATTTTGCTGTTGACTGTATTGGTAATTTTATAGATAATTGCCATTAAAATAAGCTTTAATTAAATCCAACCATTAAAAGACAGCACTAGTGCTGCCCAAAACAATACGATACCTATGGCTTTTAGTAATTGTAGTTTAGGGTTATGCATTGTTTCTATTTATGCAACTGCATACTGAATACTTCAGCTTTTACAATAATTGACTCCCCATTTTTATTTTTTGCGCATTCGGCATTGGAAAAGCCGTCCTCAAGCCTTTCAACGAACTCTTCTGCTTCGTCTCCATTGCAAAAAACACGCTCCACGCACCAGTCTTCAAGTATACCGCTTCGGTGATTGTTATACCTTACTATGACAATATGTAACGTGTCGTCAATGTTTGCTTCAAAATCTAGTTCAATTTCTGCCGAATACCCTCGAGGTTCTTTAACGGATAGTTTAATTGGATTAAACTCTATATAACAACGACTTTCATAGTCGTCATATTCGTACTCATCTACGTCTTCGTCGAGGTTTTTGTCGTCGTCTTCCTCGTACTCAGCGTCGTCATTTCTAGTCTCAGAGTACTGTAAATAAACAGTGGTGTAAAGCATGTTAGCTCCTTACACCACTGTTTACCCTATTTGAGAGTTTAGTGCAAATTACTTCTTAGACTTGGTCATCGTAGTACTAGTGTCTGCCACAAACTGCATTGTCTCAGTAATGCTGGAATCTGATACGCCTCTGACGTAAGTCATAGCGTAGGTGGCTACCGAGTAAAGGTAGCCACCAGGTACCGGCATTCGGCGGGTGACACGATGGAAGTTATTAGCAATGGAGGAGCCGAGACGATTGTCCGTCCAGCGCTCCTCACTGATTGTCTCCCAAAGCTTATCTTCAATAGTTTCTACAACCATAGCATCCATAGTCTGCGGCTCAAATGCCGCTTTTTCTGAAGGACTCATGGGGCTACTCGTCTTGAGGGGGGTATTTGCGATGTTTCCAGTAGATATTGATTCAAATTTATTCATAGTATTCCTTATTAATTAACCACACTTACTGCTACCGCAGGATTTACAGGTAACACACCCTTCCTGCCTAATTAAAATACATTTATCTTTAGTTTCACAAGTTTCACAAACTTCTCCAGTAACCTCTGTGCCATCTGGAATGTACTTCTTTAGTGCACGAGCAACAATTTTAGAAAAAGAGAACATATCTCCTTTTACTTTTTCAAGCTGATGCACAATATAGTGTACTCCCACATCGTGTCTCAAAGCGGTAGAGATAAGTCTTGTAATTGCACTTTCTTCGCTTGAGACAAGATTACCCAGCTTATTAAGGGTTAAGATTTCTCCCTCATTTTTATTGTCAATAAACTCGCCTTTATAGTGACCCCTACCCATTTTGGTTAAAGTGCCACCCCTAAAGCGCTTGGGGATAATTGGATCAGAGTCCTCGTTTTGATTTACCCCGGCAAAGATTTCATAGGGTAAGCCATTACGGGTGCTGACAATTACAAAATAAGGAGTGCCTCCAACTGTGTGATGATGTACTTCGCAAGTCAGAATATTAGGACGCTTGTAGCCAGTGTCTTTAGTCTTCTTGTCTTCCTTAGCCACCAGCACTCCGGTACGACAGTTGTCTCGATAAATAGTGACGCCTTTGCAGCCAGCTTTCCAAGCCTTAAGATAAATCTTATTTATTGTCTCAATGGAAGTGTCTGCTGGCAGATTGATAGTGCTACTGATGGCATGATCGATGTGCTTTTGCGCCGCGGCTTGTAACTTTACTCGAGATTCCCAATCAAGCTCAAGAGCAGTAGACCCAGCCCAAGGACTCTTAGTTAGATCCGTTTTTCCTGTAATACGCATCCACTCTAAAATCTTTGGAGGATATACTGTAAATTCCATCCAGTGATCTCCATTTTGATCTATAAAATCAGAACGGAAATTATTGTCACCAGGATTGCCCTTTTTACGTCTGGTATAGGGGGAAATCATAAACTGAGGCTCAATGCCTGAGCTCGTCTGGGTAAGAATAGACACAGAACCACAAGGCGCTGTAGTGAGCAAGGCAATATTACGTCTGCCGTATTTATTCATATCTTCATACAGTACGGGATCCTCAGCAGCAATGCGCAATAGGAATGGATTACTTCTTTCGCGATTACTATCGTAGATCGGGAAAGCGCCGAGCTCCTTGGCCATGTCCACGGACGAGCGGTAACAAGCCAGCTTAAACTGCTTGTAGATTTCGTCAATAAATGCAATACCACTCTTTGAACCGTAACTGACTCCAAGGGCGGCCAAAGTATCGCCAATAGCGGTCATACCAGAGCCTGTACGACGACCGTGGTGCGCAGCTGTACGAATCTTCTTCCAAAGAGTAAGCTCTCTGGCCTTTAGCTCAAGATCTTCAGGGTCGTTGTAGACCTTATCGAGGATCTTATCAATACACTCTAGTTCCAAATCGACCATGTCATCCATGAGGCGCTGGCACATATAGGCGTCCTGCTTGAAGGATTCAAAGTCAAACTTTGCTTCCTTGGTAAATGGCTGCTTAACGTATGAATAAGCATTCACCAGCATCAGTCGGCAGGAATCGTATGCAGAGAGTGGAATCTCAGAACACGGGTTCGTGCAGATGGTCTTAAAGCCCATGTCAGCGTAGCAATCTGGAATGCTTTCACGAATAATCGTATCCCACATCAGCATGCCCGGCTCTGCCGTAGCGTGAGCTGCTTCAATTAGCATATCCCAAATCTTACTAGCATTTACCTTGCGACTAACTTTTGGATTTTCGGCAGGCCATTGCTGTGTGTAATCCTTACCTTGCTCAACTGCATTGAGAAATTCATCAGAAAGGCGTACAGAAATATTAGCTCCTGTGACCTTTGTTAGGTCTCGCTTGCACTTGATGAACGCCTCGACATCTGGATGCTGAATTGACTGCGTAATCATCAGAGCGCCACGACGACCGTTTTGCCCAACCTCACGAATAGAGTTGGAGAACCGCTCTGCAAACGGGATGGTGCCTGTGCTGGTGCGAGCAGCATTCTTAGTCAGAGATCCCTCCGGGCGTAGTGTGGCTAGATCTAGACCGCAGCCTCCACGACGCTTGCTGATCTGAACCAGCTCTTCGTCCGCTCTGCAAATACCCGAATATGAATCTTCAGGGCTTTGCAACACATAGCAGTTACTCAGACTAATTGTCTGATACATATTGCCAACGCCATACATAGGGCTACCCTGTGCAACGATGCGATTAAACTTATTCAAAGCATTAAAAATCTCTTGCTCTGAGTAAGGTTGCTTGAACTTGTTCTTTTCAATGCGAGCAAATTCCTTAGCAAGTCTACGGTGCATCTGATCTGGAGTTGCCTCCAGGAGATTTTGCTCCCCATCTCTAAGTGCGTACTTGTCTACGAACACACGAGCCGCAAGATCGTCTCCACTAAAATATTCCGTAGAGGCTGCAATAGCCTCTTCATAAAGATAGTAAATAGGGGGCACAATAGCGATTTCTTCGCTGGGTTTATTTGCTGAGAGTATTTCCGGGGTCAAATTTTTATGCTCCTGTTCCAAAAAGTAAAACCTTCTTTTTACACGTTAATGCGTGCTTAAACTCTTCTGCCGTATGCTGGACAAAACTGCTGTAAAAATTCTCATTTGGTAGTGCTAACAAACAGAGAGGGGTAGCATCATATAGCCCTAAGCATATGTTGTCCAGCCCCTCCATAGTCTCTACGGAGACTAATATTTCCGGAAAATTCTTCCTCATGTATTTCTTAAATTTAGTCATTTGATTTTGAATAAGTTGTATGTTTTTTGCATCTGAAAATAGCGCAATTCGAACTGAAGTTACCGGCTTTTTATTTATCACTTTGGCACCTAAGGTCTTACACCCAAAGTGATCTACTTTATCTAACCGGTTACTAATTTTTCTCATCAAGGAGTCATCAAGTACTGGGTTATAGCCAAATCTACTTTCAGTAAATGGAATATCTGCTTTAAACACTACTGCAGATATTGCTTCAAATGCTTGATTCTCATAGTGAGTACGCAAAAATCGCCAAGTTTTATTAGCAATTCGCATTCTGCAATTAGGACAAAAGATACTGTGACACTTCCATGAAGAAGTGTTCATACCTATTGGGGGACAGCTATACATTCGGTTATTGTTATTTGCGTTCGCCGTTGCAAGCTTACCAATACAGCTACGAACTCCAAGTCGAAATAGCTTAGTAAGAGCGAGTCTACGAACGACAGAAGCCGTAAAGTACTTTGGAGAATCTACAGGGATGAACCTGCTCCAATTATTGGTAAGTGGTTCAGTATCCCCGACTTTGTAGTAAATCTTGAGAGGTTCTATCAAGCCGTGATGTATATCTGGGCCGCCTAACTTAACCAAAGAGTCTATGTAAGAATTTGTTAACTTTGACAGAAATGGAGATAGTCGATTTGGAACGCTGTGAAGCTCACAGCGATCCATCAGCAGTCTCCTGCCGGACGGACAATTATGTATGCTCATGTTGTTGTAATCTTAACCGGGTAAATGTATGGTTACAATTGCACCGATGTATAAATCGTAATTCAGAACTATAGATCCCGATGTACCGTACGATACTTCTCGAATGCCATTAGGTTTGGCCATTTTATTTATGCGTACTCCATCAACATAAACTTGGCATTCTGGATTTATATAAAAATTAGATGGCACTACTGCAAGTTTACTATCTGTAGCTGACTCATAAACTAAAGAAACTGCAGCACTACCAAAAATAAGTACTTTATCGTAGATAGAAAGAATAAGAGCTCCGCCACTACCACTAACCCAGCCTGTAGGCAAGTTTTGAACTAAGAAGCCAAACTCTTTTCGAGGCTTAATCGAAGAATCTACATAGCCTTTTGTTGCTGCATCTGTTTTTTGAATCGGATCTGATACAGCTTGTACTCTGTTGTTGTGTACGTCGATTCCATTTACGTTTGCTGATAACTTCTCCACACCGTTTACAAACAGGCTTACAGATTGAACTTTAGTTTGTCCTAATCCCGTTTCAGATTCACCTGCAAAAGCATAGGTAGGTTGTGCGCTGCCTATAGAAGAGTAGTTTGTAATAGTATTATATAAACGGATAAACGGGGCGTTAAAAGTATCGCCGATCCCAACAAGTGCTCTAGAACTTGCATTTGCTTCAAGCAAACGCTGGCCTTGAGCAGAGAAGCCCACTTTTGAAGCTTGCTCTGTAGTTGCATATACACCAGTATTACCTCTACCTATTGCTGGATTTTGTGGAGTTGAGCTTACAGTTAAATTTAGACCTTTGCTTAAACTTACTGAGCCGTCTGCCTTAAGTATGTTTCCTGTAATTGAATCAATGCTAACCCATCGACTTTGCCCACTCACGTTTTGTAGAATCCCGTTGTTCAAATTATTAGAAGGCAATTCAAATATAATATTATTTACAGTATTTGGGGCCTTAATAATAGCAACACCGCCACCACCGGAATTCATTTTTAAAGAAGCCGGATTAGCTGAGTTGCCGATTTCTAATACACCGTTTAAGTATTTTGCATCACTCTGTATATATTTTGATACAGTGCCGGATGACACAATCGGTAAAGAACCAGCAATAAACCCTAAAGGAATTAAATTGTCCACATACTCTTTATTAACGGCATCTTGAGATTCAGTAGGTGTCGCAATATTGGTGACTTTATTGCCCTTAAGGTTGAGTTTTTCTTCAGCTACTTCCAGTATGGTCTTACCTTTAACAGCCATACCAATGACATCGGTGTCTGCTCGGAATATGCCAAGACCGTTTGCACCAGAGAACGAGTAAGTGGGTCGATTGGAGTTATTAATACCAATACTGTCATCAAGTGTAATTTTAGCAGTAGCCGTAGAGCTACTTGTTGCAGACTCTATACCGACATCAGATATCTGCACTGCTGGATTACCATTAACAACAAACTTAAGGCTAGTCGAATCAGATATTAAACCAACATTATCGCCTATGTTAAATGCTGGTTTTTGAGTAGATCCTTTGTCTACTCTTAATGTAGACGCGGCATTCAGTGTAAAATCTTTGACCTCTTCTGTGTTTACAGCCCCTGTAAATGATTGACTACTTATATACCTAATACCTGAAGCAGTAGTTAGCACCAGACTCTCTGTTCCTGCTTCATACCAAAGAGCTCCAACAGGATTATATAAGTTATCTATGAGCTTAGATGAAGCTAAAGCTAAACCGCAATTAAACTGGATGTAGGCTGCTATATTATTATTGCCGATATTTCGAGGTTTTACAATCTCTAAAACTTCTTCAGCATCAACTCTGAAAAAGAGTCTTTTGCTATTATCTGAATAGCCATAATTTGCGTATCCAATTCCGTTTTCTTCTCCGCCAAATTTAAGCATGAGTCCTGAGGCAGAGGTTGAAAATTGTCCGAGCGATAAACGTAAGGGATATTTGTTTTCAAATTGATACTCATTGCTGTATAGATTTACATGCATAGAGAAATCTTTAAATTCAAGATTTCCATCAAATGCTTGCAAAACTTGTCCATTTTGGGGTGCAGTTGTTGGGAATTGATAAGTTCCAACTTTAAGAGCATTAATTTGGAAATACCCTTGACTTATATTTACGCTCCCGGAGTTTGCAACAACTGTAAACTGAGTTACAGTGTGGATTTCTTCCATATCTCCAACGTTGCTTAGTTGGCGAAAAGTTACATTATTTGCAGCAGTCCCCCCAGGTAGGGTTGCAGCAACTGTAAGACTATTAGAAACTCCCGCATCGTTTAGCAATGAAAAAGTTAAATTATTATTTAACCTTATACTTTGAGCTGTATTGCTCAAAAACTTATTAAAAATATCTGGAACGCTAATTAAATCTGCTAACGACGAATACCCAAGAATAAATCCCGACTTTATGGCGAGGACGTCCTTTACTTTCCCTATTGTAGCGGAGGGGATCGGATCGGATACTTGCGTCAGAGTAAAATCAAAATTTGAATTAAGAGCATCAACTAATAAGTTGTAGTTGTTACTCAGCTGCTTTTCAGAAGTTATTTTGTATGAGGCAAGATTTATTAGCGATGACATAAAGCTATTTTACCTAATTTAGGGGAAAAAGTAGAGTCATCTTTACGTCAAGCTCCGGTTAGTGCTACGGTTTAAATTTTTTCTAGTGAAAAGCAGCACTCGGATCTTCAAGCTTTTGCAAGAAAACAGTTGAGGCAAAAGCTTTTGCTGCAGCAAACCTACCTTTTTCAAGACTCTCCTTGCCTGCAGGAATGTTTTCTAATGTTTTTTCTAAATTATCGTTTCCTGGG